CACTGCCAAGTTCCCCTTTGATTATCAAAATGGAAACACTGACACAGGCCGCTATGGTAAAAGTCTTATACCACAGTGGTGACTTCGATGGTGAGTTGTCCCGAGGCGTTGAGAGCTGTCTTTGTAAATTGAATGATTGGGCTAACCTTTATGGTATCCCTTTAATCAATTTACCGCTCGAAACACTCGTTAAAGAGTTTATTGGCTATTGGAGCCAGTACAAGGCGCAAGCGTGCAAAGGACTATTAGACGCCGCTTGCCAGCTGATACAGCAAAATCTTGCTGATTCTCATGACTTCGTAGAGAGGGCCGATGAACTTGTTCAGTATGTTCTAGGTTCCCCTTTGACGGATGAAGAGCGAGAGGTAGAATTATGGAAATATTTCCACCTCGGGCTTTTCGGCCGGGTCGCGAAGGAAGTGAAGAACAGTGTGAACCTCGTCTTTAGTAGGTTCTTCAGTACCGATCCCCCTAAGGTTCTTCCAGGGGCGCTTAACATGCGTCTATTCCCAAGGAGACTTAACGTCGCCCTGAAAAGGATTTGTGGTCCAACCTCTTCTCGAACATCTAAAAAGATGAGTATAATTTATACCATCTTTCAGGGATGGAAGAAAGGTTTGTTACCACTTAGACCCGATCAGATCGATCAGAGTCTTCTAGACCATGCAGTAGCACTCGGAACCCAAAAACCTCCTATTAGTCAGGAGTTACAAGACAGTATCGAGGAGACTCTTGAGGAAGAGTTCTCTGACCTACCTGGGAAGGTCCTTCGTCTTTATGAAAATAAGGACGACTCCCAAGTGTGGCATGCCGATCCCTCCCTCTCCACAAAATCAACAATTGAAATGTCGATGAGTGGGTTGGGTCAAATTGGCTATGCCATGGTGTTGGACCGATGGAGTCATAAAATTCCATTGGCCCAGCTCCGAGTGGATGCCAAAAAATACCGTTGGCACCCAGATACTGTACTTGTTCCTCCAACTCTAGTTGGTTTTGAATTCTTAGGAGCAGAGTACCGAAGACCTGTCTACGAGAGTGTTCATCTCTGGGATTATGAGATCAGAGAGATTCTGTGTCGCGTAAGAAGCAGCAAGTCCGCTGCCTGTCCATCCATTGTTTTGGAACCCCTTAAAGCCCGGATTATTACAAAACCTGATTCAGGTTGTTATCTGGGAATGACTACCCTTCAGAAGTTTCTTCACTCCTATTTGAAAAGGAGGGAGGAATTTCGTCTGATTGGTAGTGGTCAGATTACTGAGTCTGACATATGGTGGGTTTCGCGTGGATGGCAGGTTGGACGTGGTTTTAACTCAGGGGATTATTCTGGTGCAACGGATAATCTGAATGGTGAGATTTCAT